GCTGGGTAAGATTGCCCAGTTGGAGAGCACCATCCAGCACCTTACGAATAACGTGGCAGGTACAGTAATTCCGCAGGTTCAGCGTGTTGCACAGCAGCAGGCTGCGTCAGTGGAAGAGCGGTTCTGGTCTAACCTCGCGCAGCGTGTACCCAATTGGCAGCAGATCAACAACGATCAGGACTTCCAGTCTTGGCTGTTGGAGGTTGATCCGCTGACGAATACTTCGCGTCAGACCCATCTGGAGATCGCCCAGCGTGATCTGGATGCGAACCGTGTCGTTGCGTTCTTCAACGCCTTCACGTCGGCGTCTGGCAAGTTTGCGCCACAAGCGAATGCTCAACCTAATCGGTCTGCTTCAGAGTTGGAGCGGCAGATTGCCCCCGGTCGCGCACGCGGCTCTTCGGGTGCCTCTGCTGGTCAGACCGCGAAAACCTATACTCCGCAGGACATCACGAAGTTCTTCAACGACGTGCGTTCCGGCAAGTACAAGGGTCGTGAAGCTGAGCGTGACCGTGTTGAACGCGACATCTTTGCAGCACAGCGGGATGGACGCATCATGCAAGCAAGCTAAATCTAGGAGACTACCATGCCCTTTCCTACCGCCGCAGGTCGCCCGCAGTATTCGGGCAACTTCATCCCCGAAATCTGGTCAGGCAAGCTGATCCAGAACTTCTACGACGCCACGGTTCTGTCGGCTATTGCCAACACGGACTACGAGGGCGAAATCCGCCGCATGGGTGATGCCGTGAACATCCGCACTACGCCGGAAATCACCATCCGTACGTACGTGAAGGGTCAGACCCTCTCAGTCGAAAGTCCCGACAAGCCGAAGCTTCAGCTTCAGATCGACAAGGGCGAGTACTTTGCCTGCATCGAGGACGACATCGACAAGGTTCAGTCGGACATCAACCTGATGGATAATTGGTCCAAGGACGCCTCTGAGCGTATGAAGATCAAGATCGATCAGCGCGTTCTGACCGATATGCTGCCGGATATCGCTTCGACCAACAAGGGCGGTACGACTGCTTCCCCGACCGCTGGTCGTATCTCTGGCAACATCGCACTCGGAACGACCGGCTCCCCGGTTGCCCTCACCAAGACCAACATCCTCGATTACATCGTTGATCTTGGTACGGTGCTTGACGAGGCCAACGCCCCGGAAGGCAATCGCTTCCTTGTTCTTCCGGCCAAGGCTGTCGGCATGATCAAGAAGTCCGATCTGAAGGACGCCTCGATCACGGGCGATGGCACGTCCATCCTCCGCAACGGGCGCGTTGGTATGATCGACCGCTTCACGGTCTACATGAGCCACAACCTCCTTGCGAGCGGTTCCGGTGCTTCCAAGTATTGGAACATCATCGCCGGTCACAAGATGGGCTTCACGTTCGCCTCTCAGATGACTGAGATGGAAACGATCCGCTCGGAGAGCACCTTCGGCAACATCGTGCGTGGCCTTCAGGTTTACGGCTATAAGGTCGTCAAGCCGGAAGCTCTGGCACAGGGCATCGTTACGCTCGCCTAATTGACGGGGGCTTCGGCCCCCGTTTTTCACGCAATCACTCTCTGAGGAGTAACCTCTATGGCTACGTATACCGACTCCCTTGGTTTCAACAAGGGTTCCGCTGCACTTCCTGCTGACGCACTGGCTAAGTGCCATCGCGTCGAAGTTGTGCTTAACTTCCCGGCTATCATCGCTGCTCGTTCTGCGGCTGGCGCTACCGCTCTGGCCGCTACCGATGTTCTGGAAGTGATCCCCATCCCCGCTGGCACCCTTGTGTCCAACGTCGGTATGGAAGTCACGACCGCTGCTGGTGTCACTAGCACGCTGTCCATCGGTGATGGCGGTGCCGCTGCCGGTTATCTCGCTGCGACCTCGGTTAACGCGACCGGTTGGTCTGGTGGTGTTCCGGTCCTCGCTGCCGGTGCGTTCGCTCCGACCCTGTCCGGTGGCAAGCTGTACTCGGCGGCTGATACGATTGACGTGACCATCGGCACGGCTGTTCCGGCTGCTGCTGTGGTCCGCATCTTCGCTATGATGACCGACGTGACGTAATCCGATGGGGGGCTTCGGCCCCCCATTCACAACTTATAGGAGAGCCGCATGGCACGCGAAAGTCTGTCCGTCCACACGAATGCCGATGCCCAGATGGTCACAGGGCCAAGCCGCCTACTCGGCGTTCTCTATACATCTGCTGGCGGTTCGCTTGACCATATCAAGCTGTATGACGGCACCTCCGCTGCCGGTCGGCTGGTACTCGAACTCGATACCACCAAGCAGGGTGTCGTGACGTGGAATTTGCCCGAAGGCGGTCTGTCGTTCACGACCGGGCTTTACTGCGATATCGGCGGCGCAACCTCCTGCACCGTGGTTTATCAGGACTGATTGCCATGGCGAAAACCCCAGCATGGCAACGCAAGGAAGGGAAGAACCCCAAGGGCGGTCTGAATGCCAAGGGACGGGCTTCCTACAACGCAGCGAACCCCGACAAGCCGGGGCTTAAGGCTCCGCAGCCCGAAGGCGGGCCACGCCGTGACAGCTTCTGTGCCCGGATGAAAGGCATGAAGAAGAAGCTCACCTCGGCCAAGACGGCCAACGATCCGAACTCTCGTATTAACAAATCCCTGAGAGCATGGAACTGCTGATGAAAACCAAGGCTCAGAAGAAAATCTCCAAGGTGATGCGCGAGTTCAAGGCGGGCACACTCCACAGCGGCGTTGATCCGAAGGGGCCGAAGAAGGCACCCGTGGTTAAGAACCGCAAGCAGGCCATTGTCATCGCGCTGAGCGAGGCCGGTAGGAGCAAGAAGCGGTGAAGAAGTCCAAGGTCAACGAGGCCGGGAACTACACCAAGCCAAGCCTCCGCAAGCGCCTGTTCAACGAGATCAAGGGCGCAGCGGTGCAGGGCACAGCAGCAGGCCAGTGGTCGGCCCGCAAGGCCCAGCTTCTGGCAAAGAAGTACAAGGCAGCAGGCGGGGGCTACACGTCGTGAAGGCCCCCCAGAAGTCCCTCAAGGACTGGACCGCCCAGAAGTGGCGTACCAAGTCCGGTAAGCCGTCCTCCAAGACCGGAGAAAGATATTTACCGGAAGCGGCGATTAAGGCATTATCCTCCGCAGAATACGCGGCGACAACCGCAGCGAAGCGTAAGGGTATGAAGAGCGGCAAGCAGTTTGTGCAGCAGCCAGACAAGATTGCCAAGAAAACAGCGAAGTACAGATAGGAGCCTACCATGGCGAAGAAGCCGATGATGAAGTTCACCCCCTGCTCCAAGTGCCCATCGCCCGCCAAGTGCAAGGCCGCTGGCAAGTGCATGATGAAGGGCAAGAAGTGATATGAGTAAGTTTCTCCGCAACAAGAACGACGGTTTTATCTACCCGTGGAACGAAATCCTCGCGGCAAATCCTCTCTGCGAGGAAGTCACCGAAGAGCAGGCGTTCCCTGAGAGGTTCGAGCCGAAGGCGGCGAAGGGTCGTAAGCCCAAGGTCAGCCTGACTACGGACGACATTCCCGAGCCGCCGCAGGATGACCTGCTGGCAGACCTCAACGACGAACTGACGCGGAAGACGAAGGTATGATCCTTTCCGACGTAATTACAGAGGCCCGGAAGTTGCTTCAGGATACGAGTTCTGAGGCAAGCCTTCGGCGTTTCACGGATGAGGTACTCTTGGGGTTTGCCAACCAGACCTTGAAGCGCATTGCCCTGATCCGCCCGGACCTCTTTTCTTACGTCGGAACCATTACCTGCACGGCTGGCGAGGTTCTCCAGTCCGCACCTTCCGACTCCATCCGCCTCATGGAAGTCTTCCGTGTGCAGGGCGGCAGCGCCGTGCGCGAAACCAACCGGCAGACCATCGATCAGACTTACCCCGGCTGGGTGGATGCCACCGCTGGCGCTACGGTCAACTGGATGCGGCACCCCCGCAACCCGAACAAGTTCTTCATCTACCCGAAGGCTCCTGCTGCGCAGGTCCTGATTGGTGAGTACGCCAAGGCCCCGCCTGACTATGCCAGCGGAGCGACGGTAGAGTTGCTTGCCGACGCCTACTTCACCACGGTGGTGGACGGCACTGTGTTCTTGGCCGAGAGCATTGACAACGAGCATGTGACCAACGGTCGCGCCAAGATGTTCTTCGACAGCTTCACCGCCAGCCTCGATACCAACTACAAGACGCGACTCTTCACCGATCTTGATAGCGGTGGTCTGGATAAGAGGGACCTGCCCTGATGGCTACGCGCACGTTTATTTCGCTGGAAAACAAGCTGGCCGCGAATGTGCCGGGATGCCCGCGTCCGACGATTGAGCAGTTTGTGCGCGATATCGCTATTGAAGTCTGCGAGAAGACGCTCGTCTGGCGCTACGAACAGGACATCATCCCTCTGACTGCCGGGGTCTATGAGTACGACTACGAGGTTCCGACTGACAGCGAAGTCGTTGCGGTGATCCACGCTGCACTGCTTGGGGATAATATCTTTAAGGAAACGCTTAGGCCGGTATCGCAGGATGATCTGCATAGGTTATACCCCGACTGGCCTTCGACCGATGTCGGTCGGCGCAGTTCACCGCGTGTTCTCAGCCAGTTCGATCCCGATCACTTCGTGGTTGCGCCAGTCCCAGACACCGCACAGGTGTATTCGATCAAGATGTTCTTGGCTCTGCGTCCTACGCCGTCAGCTACGACGATGGATAAGACTGCCATGGACGAGGTTGAGCAGTTGATCACCCACGGTGTGCTACAACACCTGCACACTATACCTGATAAGTCATGGACAGATTACGGTGTTGCGTCCTACCACGCAAAGCAGTACACGTACAAGACAGCGGCCCGCCGCGCGAAGGCCAATCTGGGTGTTGCGCGGGCCTCCCTTACGGCGCAGATGCGCCCGCTTGAATAGGTGGCACGATGGCTGACGTTATCAAGGTTGTTCAGGGTGATACGAAGCCGCTGATCTCGCTGACGCTCACCGATGATGCGACCGGAGACCCATTCGATCTTTCTGCTGCCACAACGACTGTTAGTATTAACTTTCGTGCAGCCGGTTCGACAGCTACGCCGCAGGTCATTTCTTGCGCCAAGACGGACGCTGTGAACGGAAAGGTGCAGTTCGACTTTTCTGGCGACATCCTCAACGTAGACCCCGGACTGTACGAAGGCGAGATTGTCGTCAGCCTCGACGGTGCGACACACACTGTCTACGACGTTCTTAAATTCCGCGTTCGTGCGGATTTCTAAATAGGAGACGACTATGGCACTTCAGTATTCAGTTGCTGTCCGCAACGCTCAGCTTGATGCGTTCGAGTCTACGACAGGAGCTTCCGCTGTCCTTCGTATTCTTTCGGGTTCAGCGCCTGCCAACTGTGCTGCGGCACAGACCGGTACGGTTCTGGCATCACTATCCCTGCCGTCCGATTGGATGGCCGCTGCCGCGTCCGGTTCCAAGGCGCTCGCCGGAACGTGGCAGGACACCTCTGCTGATGCTACCGGCACCGCCGGTTATTTCCGTATCCTCGACTCGACCGGCACGACGTGCCACGCGCAGGGCACCATCACTGCAACAGGTGGCGGTGGCGACATGACCCTCGACAACACGTCAATCGCTTCGGGTCAGACGGTGGCGGTCACGACCTTCACGATCTCTGCCGGTAACGCTTAAGGGATTTTCCCATGCCTGAAGTGTTCAACCGCGCCAGAATGACGACGGCGACCACAGGAGCGGGCACAATCACGCTCGGCTCTGCGGTCGCCGGTTACCAGTCGTTCGCGGCTGCGGGTGTCACGAACGGCACGGTGGTTCACTACACCATCGAAGACGGTACGGCGTGGGAGATTGGCACCGGCACCTACACGGCGTCGGGAACGACGTTGTCCCGCACACTGGTCGAAAGCTCGACGGGATCGCTGCTTAATCTCAGCGGCTCTGCTTCAGTGTTCATCACCGCACCACGGACGGCGATCAGGAACCTCGACGCGGTGGACCCAGCTACGGCGCGAACCAATCTGGGCCTTGTGATCGGCACCGATGTTCAGGCGTATGATGGCGACCTCGCGGCCATCGCCGCCCTGACAGCAACTTCCGGCCTTCTCCGTAAAACAGGCGCGAATGCCTACGACCTCCGCTCCGTCAAGACCAAGATGCGCGTCTTCACCGCTGGCGGTCAGTATATTCCAACCGCAGGCACCAAGAGCATCCTCGTCTATCTGACGGGTTCTGGCGGGGCGGGTGGTAGTGCCTATATCGCAAGCGGCGGTACAGACCAGACATATTTCGGAATTGGCGGTTCCGCCGCTGGTACGCTCATCTTCTCGATGGACGCCACTGAAGCAGACACGTTCCAGATCGCCATCGGGCAGGCCCCACCGACAACATCCGCGAGTTCTACCGCTCTCGCCATCAGTGGTTCTCCTTCGACATTCTCGAAGATTGTCAGTGGCTCGGCGGTGAACATTGCGACCGCTCCCGGCGGTGTCCGTGGGCTGAGCAACCAGACTTCCAGCAACACGTACAGTCCGAATGCGTCCAACACCATCACGGCTCCAAATGCGTCCTACGTTGCTGCGGATGCGTATCTGGCTTTGCGCGGCGGTTTTGGTGAGGTCGGCGTGTCGGCTTACGTAGGCACTACACTCGGTCAAGGTGGTGTCGCCAACGGTGCCGGTGGTCATAGCTTCTGGGGTAAGGGTGGCGCATCTGGCATGGTCAAGGCTGGCGGTAACAATATCAATGGTGAGGCTGCGCTGTCTTATGGTGCGGGTGGGGCCAGCGGTGCGATCCTTAAGCGTAGCTCCACGACACTCAGTGCTACAGGCGGCGCTGGCGCTGCCGGTGTCTGCGTAATCATGGAGACACTAAACTAATGGCTATCGTTCGCTATTGCATCATTAGCAGTCCCGGTGGCCTGTGCAGCGAAGTCATCAGTTGGGATGACACAAATACTTACTACCCCGCCAGCGGATTCGTCGTCGCGGGTGACAACACGGGTGAAGTCGGCCAAACCTACAGCAGCGGCACTTCTCCCGGCGGCACATGGTTCCCTGCGACAGCGCCGTCTTATTCCGGTGGTGATCCGCTTGACCCTCTTCCCATCGCAGGAGGCGGCACCGGAGCCTCGGATGCAGCCACAGCCTTGTCCAACCTTGGCGCTGCTCCACTTGCGTCTCCTACGTTCACAGGTACGCCCGCCGCCCCAAGCGCCGCTGCCTACACCGACACCACCCAGATCGCCACGACGGCCCAAGTCTACGACACCGTCACAACCGTGCCTGAAAACACGCAGACAGGCACCAGCTACACGCTTGTACTCGCCGACGCCGGTAAGTTGGTAACTCTTAGCAACGCCGCCGCCATCACCCTCACCATTCCAACCAACGCCTCCGTTGCCTTCCCCGTCGATACCCGCATCGACCTTCTCCAGTACGGTGCCGGTCAAGTCACGGTCGGCGGCGCAGGTGTGACTATCCGCTCTTCCGGTTCTAAACTCAAACTTACGGGCCAGTATTCCGGCGCAACACTCTGGAAGAAAGACACCAACGAGTGGGTGCTCATCGGAGACATCACAACATGATCGTGAAGCCAGCATTCGCCGCCATGCTTGCATCTGGACTCATCGTGCCGGAAGCACCAAAGCTTGTCTTCCCTAAGCCCGCAATCGTCAAGCGCGAGAACCTTGAGTTCTGGGCACCTCTGCTGGGTATGCCCCTCACAATGGGGATGCTGGCACCCAAGGCTGTCGCTCCATTTTTTATAGACGGAAACGCAGGAAGCAATTCGGCTAGTGCTACGTCAAGAACTTGGACCCATACTACTACCAGTGCTACCACTGCTCTTGTAGTCGGTGCGTATGCAAACGTAAACTCTGGTGTACCAGACATTACAAACGTAACTTTTAATGGAGTTGCTCTTACTGAAATCAGGCAGACCGCTTCTGGAAATTTATCTACGGCAATTTGGTGGATGCTTAATCCTCCTGTTGGTTCCTACTCAATTGTTGTTAGTTTTTCTGGAAGTGATCGCGGTGTTGCTGGGTCCAGTCTAAATCTTGGTGGCGTCAGTGCTGTTGATGTAGACGGCGGTGGCGGTAGTGGTTCAACAACAACTGATCCTTTTAGCACAACAGTTACTGCGGTGTCAGGTGGGATACCTATAGCCAATGTGGGTATTGAGGCTAACAGCAGCACTCTGAATACGGTTAGTGTTACGTCGCCAACAGGAATGACTTTGGCCCATACGGCAAATAGGTTTACATCAAACAGCTTCGCCAAGTATCAAGCCTTGTTCTATTCTAACACGCTTGTCGCTGCCGGAAGTCAAACACTGACTGCTGACGTTACTGCCGGAACCATCAACGGGCGGTCTCAACAGTTCGTCATTTTTAAGTAAGGAAAAACATGACCCTCAAACCCGAACTCCTCACCACCCTCACCAGCCTCGGCATCACCGAAGCCGAACTCCCGGTTCTCTACGACCGTATGATGTCGCTCGTCACCAGCCTTCAGGCCAACATCAACGCGCTTTCCGCGCAGATCGACACGCTGTCTGCCCAAAAGGCCGAACTCGAAGCCCAGCTTACTGCTGGGCAGGCAATCGCTGTCAAGCTCCTCGATATGAGTTAAGTCTATGCTCGGTTTCGACGCACTTGCGAAATTACCACTCGCAGCAGTATCAGTATCAGATACAGTTACTGCAAGTGCGTCTATTACCCAAGCTTCCAACACCGTCAGCGCCGCCGGTAAGGTCGCCGTCAAGGGTAGTCTGTCGGTTACCCAAGCTTCCAATACCGTCAGCGCCGCAGGTACGGTCGCCGTCAAGGGTAGTCTGTCAGCTACTCAAGCTGGCAACACCGTTGCTGCCGCAGGTACGGTGCAGGTTAAGGGTGCCCTCGCAGTCACCCAAGCTTCCAATACCGTCAGTGCGGTTGCTGAGCAGACAACTGTTGCCAACCTATCAGTTACGCAGGCCAGCAACACTGTCAGTGCCGCAGGCACTGTGCAGGTCAAGGGTGCCCTCGCAGTCACCCAAGCTTCCAATACCGTCAGCGCCGCAGGTACGGTCGCCGTCAAGGGTAGTCTGTCAGCTACTCAAGCTAGCAACACCGTTGCTGCCGCAGGTACGGTGCAGGTTAAAGGTAGTCTGTCAGCTACCCAAGCTGGCAATACGGTCAGTGCGGTTGCTGAGCAGACAACTGTTGCCAACCTATCAGTTACGCAGGCCAGCAACACCGTAAGCGCGGTTGCTGAACAGACGGCTGTTGCCAGCCTGTCGGTTACTCAGGCTTCCAATACTGTCAGCACCGCAGGTAGGGTACAGGTCAAGGGGTCGCTCTCTCGGACCCAAGCCTCTAACACCGTCAGTGCCACAGGAACTGTACAGGTCAAGGGTAGTATTTCCCAGACCCAAGACAGTAATACTATAAATGCAACCGGTACGGTTACACTTTCTGAAGCTCCTTGCGTAATCCGGGCTGCGGTGTCTGTCGGGTCAATTACTGCAAACATATCTATAGGAACTACGGTACGCCTGAGAGCGACGGCACAGGTGCAGAGTATTTCTGCAACGTACATTGTGCATTCTTCAGACGTAGCCGCTCAACCTTTGCGGTTATCTGCGTCTGTTTCGTACATCAGGCTTTCAGCGTCCGCATCCTATCCAAGGATCAAGTACAGGACCTGCTGGAACGTGGTTGCCGACAGGGAAGCGGCTTGATTTCCCTGACTATCTTGTGTACCAATAACGTATTAGTCGGAGCACGACATGGCCGTCCTCGTTAAAAACAACGCCTATAGCACCCTTGCTTCCGGCATCAACACCACCGCCACGACGATTACATTGGCGGCAGGCACGGGGTCCCGGTTCCCAGCCGCAGGCGGCTCAGACTACTTTTATGCTACGCTGATCAACACATCGAACGTCCTTGAAGTTGTCAAGGTCATCTCGCGCTCAACCGATACGTTGACCGTGGTTCGTGGGCAGGATGGAACGACAGGCACCGCCTACTCCGCTGGTGACCGCATCGAGCTTCGTGTTACCGCAGCCCTCCTCGCAGATATCCGCGACTCGATTACTCCCGCTGACGGAACTGTCACGACTGCCAAGATCGTGGATGCCAACGTCACACTGGCGAAACTGGCGGCTGCGGTGCAGGCGCTCCTCGTACCCACGGGCACTGTGGCACCCTATGCTGGTTCAAGCGAACCCACAGGTTGGCTTTTTTGCTACGGGCAGACAATCAGCCGTACGACATACGCTGCGCTGTTTGCAGCTATTGGAACGACATACGGAGCAGGCGATGGCTCCACTACGTTCGCCCTTCCCGATCTCCGTGGTCGCGTAATTGCGGGTCAGGATGATATGGGCGGCACATCCGCCAACCGCCTGACGGGCCTTAGTGGCGGTGTTGACGGGGATGCCCTCGGCGCAGCCGGTGGTGCAGAGACGCACATCCTTACTGAAGCGCAACTTGCTGCACATCGGCATCTTACGGTTGTTGACGCAGTTAATACAGGTGTAGTACTGACCGCATCAAACTCCATCAGCAGGGCGAAAACTTCTGGTGGTGATACTAACTACTCTTTTGAGGCGAGTACTTCCGAGCCGACGTTTGGCAGGACCAGTGTTACCGGAAGTGGAGCAGCGCACAACAACGTGCAGCCGACGATCATCCTGAACTACATCATCAAGACGTAGGTTATGCTTATGTTTGACGACCAAACACTAAAGGTTCTGAACGCAATCATGCAGTGGATAGTTATGCCAGTCGCTGCCTTTGTGTGGGTCATCTACAGACAGCAGCAAAAACACGATACGGCCATCGCCGTGCTTCAGGCGCAGACCGAAACATCGCGGCTGGCGCACGACCGTGAGATCAAGGAAATCCGTGAGACATCTCGCGCGATCATGGCGAAACTGGACTCAATTGAGGAGGCACTACGCAAATGAAAAAAATGATGTCCGAGTACGGCGGCAAGGAAAAGTACAAGTCCAAGGGTGCCATGAAGCGCCACGAGGGTATGGAGAAGCCCAAGATTGAGCGCATGGAACGGATGCGTGGGTACAAGGACGGCGGCATGGTTGTGAAGGTCAAGGGTAAGAACTGCTAATGCAGCTAACACCCAAGGACGAAGCGCATCTCAAGAGGGTCCACCCGGACCTTGCCCGTGTCATTCGCCGCGCTGCGGCCATGTGGCCGCACAAGGATCAGGTGTTCTTCATCACCTGCTCCACTCGCACTTTGGAAGAACAGAAGAAGCTTATCGCTGCTGGCGCTTCGAGGACCCTGCGTTCTAGGCACCTCCCCGGTAAGACCAACAAGCTCTCTCATGCTGTTGATCTGGCAGTGCGGATGGGTAAGACCGTTAGGTGGGACTGGCCGCTGTATGCGCAGATGGCAAAGACGATCTTGGCCGCAGCCAAGATCGAGAAAGTGCCTGTCGAGTGGGGCGGTTCGTGGACTTCGTTCAGGGATGGTCCTCATTACCAACTTCCGTGGAAACAATATCCCGGTTAACAGGAGATTAGGAATATGTTCACCTCTATCGATAAGGCGCTGGTCGCGCTCGTCATGGGCCTGCTGTTCATCGTCCAGACCTACACCGGTTTCAGCACGTCGTGGATCACCGCTGACACGGTTTCGACCATCGTCGGTCTGATCACGCCGGTCCTTGTCTGGGCGATCCCCAACAAGAAGTGACTTGGCAAGAGGCCATAGCGACAATCGTCGTTCTGTCAGGGCTGGGCGCAGGAGCATTCTTGTTTGCCCAGCGTCCGTCGTTCTGGATCGAGTTTGGCGTTCGGCTGGGTAAGCGATTGTGGCCGCTGCTTATTAAGCGTATGTCTCCTGAGAAAGAAGAAGCATGGCGCGACTGTATTCGTCGCGGCGGTGAGTGGGACCACTTCCGCAAGAAGTGTAAGGACTGAGGGCGATGGCCGGTATCAAGATCACGAACTTCCTCGGCATTGCACCGAAGCTGTCGCCTGAACTCATCGGTGCGCAGTTCGCTCAGACGGCTGTGAACCTGAACCCGTACTCTGGCGATTTGATCCCATATCGCGTCTCGAAGGAAGTCGATAATACCAACCGTGGTGCTGGCGTTAAGACGATATATCCTATGCGCGACCCCAACGATGCTACGATCAACAAGTGGCTGTCGTGGACTTCCGACGTGGACATCGTTGTCCCGACGACGCTGGATGAAGAAGAGCAGCGCATCTACTACACTGGAGACGGCGTACCGAAAGTAACGGACTACAGCCTCGCTGTGTCTGGCGCTGGTCCTTACCCCGTTTCGGCTGGTAACTACGATCTCGGGCTTCCGCTCCCAACGGCCAAACCGTCTGCGTCTGCAACAGCGTTCAGCGAGAAGACCACCAGCACCGTTGCTCGTGATGGCAACGGCATTGCCACGGTCGTGACTTCTGTTGCACACGGACTGGAAGTAGGGTCTCGTGTTAATATCTCTCAACTTACGTATCGCACCGGCACATATACGCGCACGAACAGCACTGTAACTGTAACTCTTACCAGCCACGGTTACGAAACCGGTGCGCAGCTTTTCATGTCGTTCGAGCCGTATACTACAGCGGCGATCACAAACCAGAATGGTCTTGTTCAAACGAGTACGTATTCGATTACGAATACGGGCACCAACACTTTTACGTTTGAGGACCCGGCTAATAATGGTGCGATTACCGGCACTTTTGATGTCTACGTCGGCCTCTATGACTTCAATGTAGTCAATGCCGAAGTTGTCACGGTTCCTGATAGCACGACGTTCACGGTCGCTTCTGCTGGCCCCAAGACTTCCACGATCACGGTGACGACCGGCAAGGTGAACCTCGCCGGTACTGTTCAGAGCCGCAAGTACGTCTACACATGGATCACCCCGTGGGGTGAAGAGTCGATCCCCAGTGAACCGTCCGATGCCGTTTACGTACGCGAAGGCCAGACTGTTACGGTCAGCGGGTTGCCTACCGCCAAGCCCAGCGGCAACAACTTCATTCGCGGGTTCCGGCTTTACCGCACCGTTGTCAGTGCCTCTCAGGGTACGCAGTACTTCCTGCTGAAGACGGTGTATTTCACGAACGCAATGACGTTTGCTGCTCGTACGTCCAACGTGGTCACGGCGAAATTCCAGTTCCCGCATAATCTCGTAGTGGGCAGCAAGATCAAGATTACCGGCACGGCCTTCGGCGGCACACCCGACACGAGTTTCAACGTGACAGACGGTACGGTTGTTTCTGCACCAGATAAGTACACGATTACGTACAATGCTGCCGGTTCTGACAAGGCAAACACTGCGACATCCGCAGGTACGCTATTCTGGGATGTAACTGAACCCGGCAAGACAACCTACAGGTACTACGAGTCCAGCACTTTTACGGACGACTTCAAGGTCAGCGGTCTGGTCTTCATTCTCGACTCGCTCTATGCCGATGCACCGGATGCAAACATGCAGGGCCTCACGATGGCCCATAACAATATCTTGGTCGGTTTCGTGCAGAACGAGGTTTGCTTCTCCGATCCCGGTCGCCCGTGGTCGTGGCCGTTGCGTTATCGCATCGTGGTGGAGCACAAGATCGTGGCTGTCGCCGCAGTCGGTGGTGCTATTTATGTCTTGACGACTGAGTACCCCTATCGCTTGTATGGCGATAGCCCTGATGTGATGACCGCTACCCGGTTTGATATTCCGATGCCGTGTACCTCGAAGCGCGGCGTGGTCAACATGGGTTATGGCGTTCTATATCCAACCTATGGCGGCATCGCGTTGATTGGACCTGATACAGGTGTCGCTCTCGCCACGAAGTCGATCCACGACCGGGATACATGGGCTGAAGCCTGTGATCCCTCGACCGCTGTTGCCGAGTTCTTCAACAACAAGTACTTCATGTCCCATTCCACGGGATCGATGTTGTTCGAGCGCGACGATCAGATCGGCGGCGTCATGGTGACAACTCCCACCAAGTTCAACGCTGCATACTACGACGCGCGTTACGACAAGTTCTACTATGTCACCGCTGACAGCGGTGAGCTTTTTGAATGGGACGCTGTAGGTCAGCCGCTTCTCCCGACAGAGTGGAAGTCCAAGGTGTTCATCAATAAGGAATACACCAACATCGGTGCCGCGCGTGTCGTGGCTGACTTCAGTGCGGATCAAGCATCGTTCGATGCCATCGTGGCGTTCAACGCAGCCGTTGTTGCGCATAACACCGAGATGTGGAGCCTGTCGGCTCAGCTTGGTACACTTAACGGGCAGCTTAGCTACACCGACCCGGTGACTTCGGCGTACACGATTGTCGATAACTCCATCGGCGGATCACTGGTCAATGGTGATGTGCGTACGCAGTACACACTGGAGATCGTAGGCTCTTACGAAATCAACTTCCGCCTATGGGCCAACAAGGTTCTCGTCGCTGACGTGGTGATCTCGGACTCGGAAGTCTTCCGGCTTCCCACGGGCTACAAGTCGGACACCTTTGAGGTCGCGGTCAGCGGTTCCGCCCGCATCCGGGCCATTCATCTTGCAGATACACCCCAAGGTTTGGTGAACGTATGAGTTTTGTTGCTCTACCTCCGGTCCCGACCTCCGGTCTTAGCGAAGCCGAGTTCCAGCTTTTGGCCGCGCTTACGCAGAATATCTCTGTGCTTACGGGTCAGGTTTCTTCTTCGAGCAGGGCTATTATCCCCGGACAGTTGACCCTTGGGTTTGCTCCTGATGGACAGGCAAGCGGGGCGGCTAGTGATGTGGCGACCCTTACGGCAGAACTACAAATCCTAATAAACGATGTACAAGCATTGCGTGATACGTTAAACATTCTGATTGCGCAGCTTCGGGCTTGAGGAGAGATGTTATGGCTGGCACTATGAACGGACGCGGTGGTCTTAATCCATCCGGCGTTTTTGACATCCGCAGGTTGATGCCTCAGAACCCGTTCAATAACGTGAACCCGCAGGCAGCGGCTATGCCGCTCGGTAGTGCGCCACCGATGGCTGGTTCGACCCTCAACATCCGCGCTCCGCAATTGCCGCCTGCCTACGCAGACGGAGGAATGGTGCCCCCTGCACCGCCAGCAGCCCCACCGATGACCCAGCCCGGTATGTCGCCCCAACAGCCCGGTCTGGCTGCACCCGGTGGGGCTGCGCCTACTCAACGCATGTCGCTTCAGCAGCTTCAGCAAGAAGCCCAGAAGTTCGCGCAGGCCAATCCGCAGGCAGTCCAAGCGATCCGCGAAGCCCTCATGGAGGGTGTGCAGGACGGCGATATCACGCCGCAGCAGATCACGATGCTGGTTCAGATGGCGGTCGCCGCAGCACAGAACCCGGAACTCTACCCCCGCCTGCGCCAGATGGCGATCCAGCAGGGCATGGCCGATGAAGAAGACCTCCCCATGCAGTACGATCAGGGGATCGTCTTCTCGCTTATCGTAGCCGGTGCGGCCATGCAGCAGCCCGGTGGTCAGGGTATGGCTGCGCCGCAGGTTCCCGGCGCTCAAGCGCCAGCGGTCATGATGAAGGATGGCGGTCATATTGCCATGACCCGCAGCCCCACGGGTGACAACACAGGCCGCGCCGACGACATCCCCATTCGCGTATCTGGCGGTGAGTATGTCATCCCCAAGCATGTCGTGGAGCGCAAGGGCACGGACTTCTTCGACAAACTCATCGGTAAGGACACGGGTGTAGCATGACCCAGATCACTTATATCAAGTCGTCGCTGCGGCACTCCTCCGCGCTTACGACCCCAGAAGTTGCCCTCACGCAGTTCGGCCTGTGGAAGAGTATCAAGCGGGCATTCAAGAAGTTCGTCAAGCCTCTTGCCGCCATCGTCGGCATCGCAGCGTCCATCGCCGTCCCGTTCATCGCCCCAGCGGTTGCTGGAGTTATCTTTAGTGGTACGGCCCTCGCTTCCGGTGCTATCGGCGCTGCCATTGCAGGCGCTGGGTTGGGTGCTGCCGCAGGCGCACTGACTGCTTATGGTACGGGTCAGAGCGTCCTCATGGGCGCTGGCCTTGGCCTTCTCGGCGGTGGCCTCGGCGGCGGCATTTCTGGATTTACCGGCAGTGGCGGTGCGTTCTTGGGTAGCACGGCTGACGCTATCTATGGTTCTGGAATGGCTGCTTCTGCACTTACCGGTCCCGGTGCTGGCGGTTTGCTGGCTAGTGCTCTTCCCGGCTCCGCAGGTGCTGCCGCCCCCGGCACTGCTGCCGCAGGCACCGCAGGCACTACCGCCGCCACAACTGCTTCGACTGGTATCGGCTCTCGCCTTCTTGAAGCTACGCTCAAGGCGGCTCCCGGCGCTGTCGGTACGCTTGTCTCCAGCCTTGCCCCCTCCGATGTGGGTCAGGCAACGGCGGAACTTCAGGCTGAGATGGAGCGACTTCAGAACTCTGACATCGACGCCTACAACAAGGCGAAGATGCTCTACGACCAGCTTTATGCACGTTACCAGCAGATCGATCCTGTCGCCGCTGCGCAGCTTGCTGAAGCCAACGTCCAGATGAAGACTGCCGGTCTTATTTCCGGGGTAAACGTCGCTCGTGGTGCTGCGTCTGCTGGTTATGCCGATGAAGCTGAGAAGCGCCGCCTTGGAGTACAGGGTTCGCAGGAAGCTTCCGGTGCATATACTGATACCTACTATCAGGGTGAGGGTGCCAAGACACAGGCACTCGCTGGACTTTCCCCGCCGGTTTACGGCGGTCGTAGTGGTGAATACCTTGCCCGACGCCTCGGTCGCGCTGAAGAGCAGCAGGCTGGTCTTGGGGCAGATGTCGCTGCCGCTTTGACGCCATACACCTTGGCACTGGCTCCGAGGGACACCCTCACCCTGATAGTAGGTATCAGTATATGC